AGGTTATGGAATCACAGATGCGGCAACGTCTGCACAAGGTGCATTGGCGGCAAGTGCGTTACAAGCAGAGACAATTACACTAACAACATTAAAAGCAGAAGTAGCGGCAAGTACAGACTTTGCAGACTTCCAAACAAGAATAGCGGCACTGTAATGAGTACGATAAATATTGATATAGGAAAACAAAATGGCAGATAGAATACCACTTATAGTAGATACCGCAGACGGTAATAAGTTAAAAGAATTACCTATTGGTGATAATCTAAACTTAACAGGATCCGGTGTTATTGGTGCTGGTAATATTGCGGCAACAAGTTTAACCATTGCAGGAATACCTTATAATCCATTTAGTGGAAACTATGCGGATTTAACAGGTGCTCCAACTATTCCGGCTAACACAGATGATATTGTTGAAGGTAGTAAACAATATTTTTCAAACGAACGTGTAGACGATAGATTAAATAATTTACTTGTAGCAGGAACTGGTATTACTTTAACCTACGACGATGGTGCAAATACATTAACTATTGGTGCAACTGGAGTTGGAAGTGGTGGCGGTGCAAGTAACTTACCAGGCTTAACTGATGTTACTATTACAGCACCAGCAGGCGAGCAAGTTTTAAAATACGATGCTACTACAAACAACTGGATTAACAGTTTTGTATCTTATAACAATCTTCTTAACTTACCAACTTATGCAACTGTGGCAACAAGTGGTAGTTACAATGATTTAAGCAATAAGCCAATTATTCCAAATGACATTGATGACATGTCAGATGTTGATACATCAACAACACCTCCAACAAACGGACAAGTGTTAAAATGGTTAAACAATAAATGGTTACCAGCAGATGATATAACATCAGGTGGTGGTGGATTAGATGCATCAACGCTTGAAGGCTTTAGTGGAAGTTATTATTTAGACTGGAACAACGTTACAAGCAAACCTGTTTATCAAGTATCAGACTTAGATGACACAAGTGTAGGTGATGTTACAGCAGGTCAAATTATGCAATGGACAGGATTAACTTGGGACGCAGTTGATTTTGAATTACCATTTACAACCATTACAAGTAAACCAACAACACTTGCAGGTTACGGAATTACAGACGCACCAAGTGTATTAACAGACTTAGGTATTTCAGATGGTGCGGCAAACACAGTATTAACAACAAACGGATCAGGTACATTTACTTTTGCAACAAACTTATCAGGTGTAAGTTTAGTTAACGCAGGATCAGTTGGTTTTGCGGCAGGCACAGTTGTTAACGAATTTAGTACAGACGGAACACTTGCTGGTAATAGTACTTCAGCAGTTCCAGTAGAAAGTGCTGTAAAAACTTATGTTGATACAGCAGTTGCAGGAGCAGGTGGATCAGAAGGACTTGCTACAAGATCAACAGCGGCAGTATCAACTAATAGTATTGCCAATGATGCAAACGAAGATGTGTCTATTACAGGATTCAAGTCATACATGCTAATGAGTATAGAAACATCAACAGCGGCATGGGTAAGATTATACACAAGTGTGGCAAAAAGAACAGCAGACGCAAGTAGAGGTGAAGGAGTTGATCCAACACCAGACTCAGGCGTAATTGCAGAAGTACTATCCAATGGAGCAGAAACTATTGAATTTGGTCCAGCAGTGTTAGGTTGGAATAGTGCAAACGATACAACAATATATGCGGCAGTGAAAAATAAAAGTGGTGGAACTGCAACAATAACAACTACACTGAAACTGCTAAAATTGGAGGGCTAACATGTCTTTAAGGAAACATGTAGAAAAAAAGATCTACATGGTAACACTCAAAAAGGGTGTAGACAGCGTAGCATTTTCCGATGACATGGAAACACCAGGCGGCGCACTTTACATACCAAATAGAGCAGTTGTACCACACGCCTCAAGACCAATATCCAGAACAACAGAATATTGGCTCTCACAAGCCGAACATAATTTAATCAAAAATGATGAAAGAGTTTTAGCGGTTGAACTAAACCCTAAAGATGCAAAAATCGATGTTAGTGAATTCTCAATAGTAGAACAAACAGGAAATTTTGCAAGAAATAGCACAAACACAGACACAGATCTTAACTGGGGATTGCTACGCCTATTAGACGGACAAAATCAATCAAGTTGGGGTCAAACTTTTACAGAAGTAAACACAACAATATCATTTAATGCAACTGGTCGAAACGTTGACTTGGTAATTTGTGATGGTGACGGTATATACACTGGACATCCGGAATACACACAAATATCAGGACAAGAAACAGCCGACGGCTCAGCAGAAAGAATAGTGCAGTATAATTGGTATCAACACAACCCCGCAGTAACAGGCGGATCAGCAGGTAACTACAGTTACGGTAATCCAGGCAGTTATCATGCTAATCACGTTATGGGTACAGCAGGGGGCAACAGACAAGGATGGGCAAGAGATGCGAACTTATATAATCTTTACTACTATGCTGGCGCTGTTGGTAATAACAATTTTCCTTACGTGTTCGATTACATTAGACAATTTCACGCAACAAAAGCAGTCAATGGATCCACAGGGATCAAAAACCCAACAGTCGTCAACAACTCATGGGGAATGAGTATTTTTCCAAATCAATGGAGTATGAGCTCCATTCAGGCAGTTACTTTTAGAGGCACAAGATTTACACCAAGTGGATCAACAACATACAACGGTACTTCAGGAGTGTTTACTTCTACAGCAGGAATAAGTGCTTTTACAGCAGATCCAGAAAACATTTCACAACGTATTACAACTTCAGGTTCTGAAGGCACAGTTGGCGGCGACTTTGGGTCAACCCCTACAGGGTTTACAAGAACAGGCGGAACGATTGAGTTAGATATAGAAGTGTTACCTAATGCAAGTTATACAACGACCATACAAGGACCTGCTACTATCAGTTATAAACACAATGTTAGTACACAGGGTATAACAGGAATTTCAGAGGTTGATCTTACTGTTACTGTTCAAAATTCAGCCAGTGCTGTAATTGAAACACAAACAGATAGCGAAACATCAGTTGACGGCGGTTTTGCAGAAGTTGACATAACACAATCAAGTTTAAGTTTGCCAGACAATGATGTTTATAGTATCACATGGCAATCAACAGTTACAGAAGGTACTGACCCTACGTCAGCGGCATTATTAAGATGTACACTTATAGGATATGCAGGAGGAAGTCCTTCGGCGACAGTTACTTCATTAGGTACAAATATTCCTATTGCTAACGTAGATACTTTAACAGCAAGTGTATCTCCAACAACAGGTGGCAATGATGACGGGTACTGGGAACTTATAATGCCATTCAATGTAACATTTTTAAATGAAAGTTCACCCTATATCTATATGGGTACAAACAGTTATCTTACATTTGGTGGTGGCGCAACAACGTATTCTGGTATTGATGAGAATACACCTTCTCTTCCAAAGATTATGGTAACAGCAGAAGACTGTAGTTGTCAAAGAATTTTTTACGGAACAACAGGTACAGTTGGTAGTAGAATTTATAGATTAGTATGGGAAGGTAATAAGAACACAAGTGGCACACTTGGATCTCCTACTATAAGATATGAATATAAATTTTATGAAGCAACACCTACACAGATTGATTTAACTATTGAACAAAATGATAACAAAACAACTGATGGTTCTTTTTCAACTGCACAACTTAATGCTTGGGGACTTATAGCAGATCAACGTATTCCTGTAAGAGTTGCGGCACTTGATGCAGACATCGAAGATGCTATTGATGAAGGTATTATTACAATAGGCGCGGCTGGTAACGGAAAATGGAAACATGCCGCACCAGGTGATGCTGATTGGGATAATACATTTGAAACAACAACGGCGGGTGCAAGATATTATATGCGTGGCACAAGTCCAACAGCAAATGATAATGCTGTAGATGGCACATACGATATACCTAATATCTGTGTTGGTGCTACTGATACCAGTTTAACAAACAGCAAAGATAGAAAAGTATCATTTAGTGATTGTGGTCCTGGTGTTGATCTTTACGCTCCTGGCACATCTATCATGTCAGTTTTGAATACAAGTTATCCAGGTGGTGGAACAACAGATCCGAGAAGCGGCAGTTCGCCCAGTTATAAAATTGGAAAGATTTCAGGTACGAGTATGGCAAGTCCACAAGTAGCAGGATTGGTTGCTTGTCTAATGGAAACTTATCCTCATTATACACAAGAACAAGTTAAAGAATATTTAATAAGCAAATGGGCAGTAACAGATCAATTACATGATGCAGTTACAGACACTCCAACTGATGAAGATGACTTACAAGGTTCACCTAATGTACATGCAAAGTACAATTTTGAACGTAGTATAGATGGTGCTATGCACCCTAAGAAAGATTATAATTTAAGACCTACTACAGGTGCATTGTATCCGAGAGCAAGACGCACAGTACGTAAGAGACCACCAGAATAGGATAAATATTAGTATGGCAATACAAACAGTTAATATCGGCGGCGTAGCAAATGACGGAACAGGTGATGATTTACGTGAAGCGTTTGTAAAAGTTAATAATAACTTTACAGAACTTGACAATCGTAATCCTGAGCAAACAACTGCATCTAATTTAGGTACAGAAGGACAAGGCGTCTTTGCACAAAAGACTGGGTTTGATTTACAATTTAAGAAAATCAAAGCAGGCGGTAATGTTACAGTTACATCAGATAGCAGTAACGTTATTATTGAAAGTGTTGGCGGATTACAACAATTAATTGTTGCTACTGATAGCGGAAGTATTACACTTGCAGAAGGTGATACATTTACTATTGCAGGCGGTACTAATACAACCACAGCACAAAATGGTGCAAATGGTATTACAATTAATTCTGTTACAGAATTAAGCACAGACGCTACCCCAGTGTTAGGCGGCGATTTAGATGCTAATAATAAATTGCTGTACAATATAAGAGATGCTGAAACTACTGTATACGGTATTGACGTAAGAGATATTTACGGTTTTAACTTTGGAAGTATTACAGGCAGTGTTTCAAGCATTATTGAATTTTTAGGATCAGCAACTAACATTGATTTAGGTACGCTTGATGATCCAGGGTTACAAGAAGACAGTACCGTTGCAGATATTACTATTGAGAACGGCACAATTACAAACCCGCTATAACCATAGCCATAATATTCCGATAAATACTATTGAATAAGGAATTAACATGGCAACCATCTGGACTTTAAAAACAGGATCTAATTTAGGTATATTTGCAGAAAATGCAACTATAGGAATTGCACTCCCTGTAAACACAGTATCAAACACCATTAGTACAGTAAAAGTTATTAGTGGAAACTTACCCGGCGGACTTAGAATTGAAGGTTTATATATTGTAGGTACTCCGTTTGAAGTAGAAAGACTAACAGAATCAAAGTTTGTTCTTAGAGCAACAGATAGTTCAGGTGCTATTGAAGATAGAACATTTACAATATTAATTGACGGTGCTGATGAACCTGAATGGATTACAAAAGAAGGACTAATTGCTGTTGACCCAAATAGCAAATATTTTGTACTCGATAACACATTATTAGATTTCCAATTACAAGCAATAGATGCAGATTTACCTGCAGGTGATGAACTTGAATATTTCATTGCTGATGACGATGGTGAACTTCCTCCAGGAACAAAACTTACATCAGATGGAAGAATTGTAGGATTAGTTGAACCTGTACTTGCTTTAGATAAGAAAGCAGGAAGCGGACACTATGATGCAAACGTGTATGGTACATTTCCTTTTGACTTTGGTGACAGAAGTGCTAACGGTTACGATAGTTTCTTTTATGACACACGTATATACGATGACAGAATTCCAACTAAACAACCAAGAAAATTAAATAGGTTTTACGAGTTTATAGTTAGTGTTAGTGATGGCGATACTATTAAGAAACGTAAGTTCCAAATTTATCTTGTAGGTGATGACTTCTTAAGAGCAGACAACACTAAGATGCAAATCTCAAATGGTTTGTTTAGTGCTGACAATACATACTTAAGAACTCCATTATGGCTAACTCCTACTAACTTAGGATTTAGAAGAGCAAATAATTTCTTAACATTCTTCCTTGATGTATTAGATACAGAAACAATTTTAGGAAGACTAACTTATACACTTGAAGCACTTAACGATGATAATAGTGTAAGTTCATTACCACCTGGTATGCAAATAGATAGTAGCACGGGTGAAATTGCAGGTCGTGTACCTTATCAACCAGCAGTTACAAAAGAATATAAATTTACAGTTAAAGCAACAAGACTTGGTGGCGTACCAGAAACAGTTCTTGCAACAAAATCAAAAACATTTACAGTTAAAATATTAGGTGAAGTTGACTCAACTATTAAGTTTACAACTTTACCAAACTTAGGAAATATTAGTGCAAACTTTATTTCAACAAAAAGTATAAAAGCAACAACAACTGTTCCAGACTCAAGGTTGTTATATAGCATTGTATCAGGTAACTTACCTTCAGGCTTACAATTAGATATTAGCGGTGAGATAATTGGTAAAGTGAATCAATTTGGTACTGCTACTAATCCAGGACTTACAGTCTTTGATAGTGGTACAATGAACTTTGATGGTTCTAAGACTGTTATAGATAGAGAATTTAAGTTTACAGTAAAAGCAGAAGACCGTTTTGGATTTAGTGCAGTTGAACAAGAATTTACACTTGACGTACTTGACCCAGATGATAATTTGTATAGTAACTTATTCATGAAGCCTTTCTTAAAACAAACTGTTAGAAGTAGTTACGAAGCATTTGTATCTAATCCAAGTATATTTCCACCAGACCTTGTTTACAGAGCAGGTGATCCACAATTTGGTGTACAAAAAGAAATTAAGATGTTAGCATACGCAGGTATACTTACACAAGACATTAGAAAATATGTGGCGGCAACAGCAAAGAATCATAAACGTAAAGTTTACAAAGTTGGCGAAGTTAAAAAAGCAGTAGCAAAAGAACCTGGCAGTAATGATACTGTATACGAAGTTGTATATTTAGAAGTGTTTGATCCTGCAGAGCCAACTAACGGAAGAACTGCAAAACAGTTTAAAAGTAGAAACAGTAATAGTATTACAGTAGACAGTGTTGAGTTTGAAAGTCAAGATGATACAACTGCATTAGGTTCAGGTAAGAGCTCATTCGAACTTGGAGTTAGAGGTACAGGAACTCCAACAATTAATGTACAAAGCATTGGTAATGATTTAGAGATTATTACAAGAAGCGGTCGTGTTGTATTTCCTACAGTAGGTAATATTACAGTTACAACAAGAGTAGGGGCTACAGTTACAAGTGTACAAGAGTTTATAATTGAACGAGCAGAACCATATAGATTTAGACCAATTACTAATACGTTAAAAGTTGACAGCAGTGCAGTCAAAGTAAGTCAAGATAACGATAATACCAAATATATCTCAAATTTACAAAATATGAGAGATAGAATAGCAGAAACTGGTGTTACAGAAAGAGACTTTTTACCACTGTGGATGCGTACAACACAAACAAACAGTGTACAAGAATTAGGGTATACAAGTGCCATACCTATTGCTTACTGCCAGGCAGGACAAGCAGATCAAGTAATGCTTAATATCAAAAACGCTGATTTCAATTTTAAAACAATTGATTTTGATATTGATAGATACATTATAGATAGCACTACGGGCAGTTCACAAGACCAATATATACTGTTCGCAAATTATGAACACAATATATAAACAGATAAATAAAAGCATAGAGAGGTAATATAATGGCAAGTAATATTGATGATGTAAGCATTAACTCAGCATACCCTGTAGCAGGTCAGGACAATGACTCACAAGGGTTTAGAGATAATTTTGGTACAATCAAAAGCAATTTCGTAGCATCAAAAGCAGAAATTGAAGCACTACAAGACAACACAGCAAAGAAGAACGAAGCGAACAACTTCTTAGGTAACAACATTACCAATGCAAATTTGGTTGATGTAAGTGAAGAACTAAACGCTGGCGGTACTGTTCAAGCCTCTCAGAACATTGACTTCCAATTTGGACCAGTTCAAACTTTTATTATTAGTGGCGATGTTACACTTACAACAACTGGTTGGCCTGAGTCAGGTAAAGTTGGTAAGATTAGAGTAATTCTTGTTAATGATGGTACAACACGTACTTTAACAATTGGTACTGAAGCAGGTTCAACATTGAAATTCCATAACGATTGGCCATACAGTGGACCAAGTAATGAAATTTCTGTAACTAATGACAGC